GTCTTTATTGACGACCTTCACGAGGGAACAAATGCAGAAGTTAAAGCAAGGAAAAACGGAGAGGGATTCAAGCAGCTCGAGGACTGGAAAGGAAAAGCCGACCTCTTAATCTTGAAAAGAAACAATAAATCGCCTATGGTGGTAATGGATTGGGAACTGTATAGGATATACCTGAATGACATTAAAAGACCTACCATTGTCGAAGCAAGAGAAGAAAAAACTATACAGCCTGACACCAGAACAAGAGAAGCTCCTAAAAGAAAAATACGGAACGGTGGCTGGAGAACTGGACACAAGAAAGCCCAATTCCCCAAACGCCCATTTCGACATAACTTTTCAAGACAGACAAAGACTTCGTAAAGTTGTCAAGACAATTCATTTTAAAAATTACCCAAAAGAATTTATAACTGATAAAGAGGCTGATAAGTTAATTGAAGCTCTTGGGCCGAAGGTGGCTGAAGATATGATTAAGAAATACATAGATCAGATAAAATAATGTTCCAAGTAACCGTTATCATCTTGTTAGTGTTAATACTCTTAAGCACTTGTGGATCATGACGGAATTTACCTACAAACCCGGTGGAGCTGTCCTCAAGGAATTTATGAAGTCTGATGACTTCTTTCGAGGACTGAGAGGCCCAGTCGGATCAGGAAAATCCGTTGCTTGTTGCGTGGAATTATTCAGAAGAGCCTTGGCTCAAGGAAAGGCGAAAGACGGATTTCGAAAATCAAGATGGGCTGTCATACGAAATACGAATCCACAGTTAAGAACAACAACCATCAAGACTTGGCTGGATTGGTTTCCAGAGAATGACTTCGGTCATTTCGCTTGGAGCGTTCCCTATACGCATAGGATAAGAAAAGGGGAGATAGACTTGGAAGTCATCTTTCTTGCTCTGGACAGACCAGAAGATGTCAAGAAACTTCTGTCATTGGAATTGACGGGAGTATGGATCAATGAGGCAAGGGAATTGCCGAAAAGCATTATTGATGCTTGTACTATGAGGGTGGGAAGATTTCCGAGTATGAGAGATGGGGGAGCTACTTGGTACGGAGTAATCTGCGATACCAATGCTCCTGAAGAAGATCATTGGTGGGCTGTAATGGCTGGTGATGTTCCCGTTCCAGATCACATCTCACGAGATGAAGCGCTGATGTTGGTGAAGCCTGACAACTGGAGTTTCTTTACCCAACCATCAGGAATGACTGAGAAAGTGAACAACAAGAGATTAGAGGGATATGAACCTAACTCATTAGCAGAAAATAAAAAAAACCTGACGGAAAACTATTACAACAATATTATAAAAGGAAAAACAAAAAGCTGGATTGATGTTTATGTAATGAACAAGCTAGGTTCATTGGAGGAAGGGAAACCAGTCTATTCTGGTTTCAAGGAAGAACTTCACATTTCACGGGAAACAATACCGATAGCCGAAGTGCCAGTCTTTGTTGGCATTGACTTTGGTCTAACGCCAGCAGCAGTATTCGGACAAAGACTTCCTATGGGTAAGTGGCTTATTGTTCACGAACTTGTTTGCTTTGACATGGGGATTACAAGATTCAGTGAACTGTTAAGGGCTGAAATAGCGAAGAAGTTTAAGGGATTGGATTTGGACATATGGGGTGATCCTTCTGGTGATTTTCGTGCGCAAACGGATGAACGCACGCCTTTTCAGGTGATGCGACAAAATGGCATAGTTGCCAAACCAGCTCCTAGCAATGATGTCTCCTTGAGAATTGAATCAGTTGAAACTGCAGTCAACAGACTGATAGACGGGGAAGTGGGATTCCTTGTTGACAAGAGCTGCATCAATCTCAAGAAAGGTTTCAATGGTGGATACCATTACAGAAGGATACAAGTGACGGGTGATCGTTATGATGACCGACCATACAAGAACAGATATTCTCATGTTCACGATGCACTGCAATATTTAATGATGGGAGCTGGTGAAGGAAAAAGTCTGATTGCTGGCAAATCAAATAAGAAACCTTATGTTGCAAAAAAGGGCTGGGAAGTATTTAAACCAAAGAAAATTAAAAGCACATGGGATTTCCTCAGAAGGAATGGTTAGTATATTTTTATGAAGCGAAAGATCATCACTGGTCTTTGCGATTCTTCAAGAAGAACTTCAAGCATTGTGGAGTAATAGGATACTTCAGTGAAATGGATACTTGGATGCTGCAAGAATATGTTTATGGAAAACTTATGGTGGAACTGCTGACAAAAAAGGATATTGAATCATTGTTTCAATTCATTAAGAATACTAACGGAAAAATCGTCAAGGTTCCCGTCAAGGAAACGGAAAAATCACCCTTGCCAAATCTCTTTGGAGCTTGGCTGAAGGAGCATAGCTGTACCTCTTATGTTCAGCGATTATTGGGATTAAACCACTTTTTAATCTTTTCACCCCATCAATTATTTTGTGCGTTGAAAAGAAAGGGATTTAATGAGATAAAGTTATAATTATGGGAATATTTAAAAAAAAAGACCCTCCTCGTGATATAGAACTAGAAAAACAGATGGAAGCAAGACGACTGGAGGAAGAAGCTGAAAAGAAAGCTAAAGCCGAAAAAGACAAGGAAAAGAAGTGGCGTAAGGAACAAGGAATGGTTGGCACTCGATCCCTTTTCTCCAAAGCTGGTGGTGGAGGATTCTTCTATGAAGGAGAGGAAACATAGTGTCCAGTAAAGGTGGAGCAAGTAGCAGCAGCAATACTGATAGTGGAAGTTATTCTGGTGGAGGTGGATCTGGTGGATCTAATCAAAGCGCACACGATGAAAGACAGGCAAAATTAGATAAGAAAGCCAAGGAGCTGGAGGCGAAGGCGAAAAGGGATAAGAGATACGCCGATGCAGCCGAACGTCTGAGGGAAAAACAGAAAAAAGAGGATAGAAAATTTGAATTAAAGACAACTGGAGTTGAGGAAGGAAGACATTATGTTCAGTCAAGGATTGATGCTCAAAGATACGGAGCTGGAAAAGCCTATGGCGAAGGAAAAATATCTGAAAAAAGATTAAAAGAAACAGAGATGTTTGGAGAGGAAGCATCCAAATATACAAATGAATATTTAGAGAAATCTGGAGTTGCAAAAGGTTCTGCATTATGGAAGGAATTGAAATATGGCATATCTAATTCTGCTATGGGATCAGGTGATCCAACTGGAATCATGACATCTACTGCCATCTCATCATCAATGCACCAAAGACAGAAAAAAATAAAAGCAATGACTTTAGCAGCATTATCATTCTCAGTTCCAATGGGAGCTGGAACATTAATGAGAATGTCTGCCGCTGATGCTTGGAAAAATAAAGGACAAGCTGGATATGACCAATACTTAAATAAATTTTATAGTAATATGGCTGGAGAAACATCTTCCTATGGAATAAAATCCAATGGAAAAGAACAAGAAGTATCATCATCTAATATTACTGAAACAAGAACAGATACAAAAAAATCTTTAAGCAATGAAACAAGATTTACATCTTTAAAAGCAGTTACTAAAGGTGGTGGAACTGTTACTGATGATGCAGACAGAACATTACTGAAAAGATCAGGCAAAACAATTAAAGCTAAGATAGTGAGTACATAATGGTTTATGAAAATATAGATATTAGTCCAATGACTTCTGATAACGATTCAAAAGTTGGAACCTTTCTAAAAAGGTATAAAAAGGCAGAGGGAATAAAGGATTATTGGAAAGAGAAGTTTGAGGAAGCATATGAATATACTATGCCTCAACGGGAATCTTTCTTTGAGGAAACGCCGGGTTCAAGAAGAACGGACAAGATATTCGATGAAACAGCAGTAGTTGGGATACAAGAATTTGCATCACGACTTCAAGCTGGTATGACACCTACCTTTGCAAGATGGGCTGACTTTGAAGCTGGTTCGGAAATACCAGATGAACAGAAGCCAATGATTAATGAACAGTTGGATGGAATTACATCTTATGTCTTTGAAGTATTGCAATCATCAAACTTCAATACGGAAGTTCACGAAACATTTATGGATTTGGCTATTGGTACTGGTTGCCTTCTCGTAGAGGAAGGGGATGCAGTAAGTCCATTAAAGTTTAATGCAATTCCATTGCCAAGACTAACTTTGAATATCGGGCCTGACAATAGGATAGATCAGATATTCAGAACACGCTATGTCGATTATGAGGATTTACAGATTATGTATCCAAAGGGATTGATTCCCGTTGATCTTCTTCAAAAGACAAGAAAGAACAATTCAAAAGCGATGGTTGTTGAAGGAACGATGCG